ATTTAAGTAATCTACCCAAAAACGTGTCACTAAGCCATGACTAGCGGCGCATCGGTCAAAGCAGGCGATCATTCGGTTGCGATAGTCTCAGATCGGCTTACATCGGATTTAAGCGCGACAACAGCTCAACTTTATGGCTCTGCAACGCCTAGAATCAGCACGCCGATCAACGATCTGCCATCTAGGGGCGGCGAACTGATCGATTTCGCTGATCAGCTCTTTCCAGATGGCTTTATGCCGTGGCAAAAGTACGTGGCAGAACACGCTCACAAGGTCAAGCCTGATGGTCGCTGGGCTTCGCCGCTGGTCTGCACCGTTGTAGCGCGGCAGTCGGGCAAATCCACACTGATGCAGGCGCGCATTCTCATGGGGCTATTTCACTGGAATGAGCCGCTTCAAATCGCCAGCGCGCACAGACTTCAGACTTCACTCGAGCAGTTTCGCCAGATGGTTTCTCTGATAGAAGCTAACGATGATCTATCGAAGCAAATCAAAAAAATCCGATGGAGTCATGGCGGCGAGGAGATCGAAACTATCGGTGGCAACAGATTTATGATCAAGGCAGGCGGTGCGGCGGCTCGCGGCGTATCACGCCCAGAATCAATCTATCTTGATGAGCTGCGCGAGATGAACGAACTCGAATCATTTGCCAGTCTGCGCTACACACTACTTGCGGCAAAGAATCCGCAGATATTTGCCTTCTCCAATGCTGGCGATTCTCATTCGTTGGTCTTGAACGGATTGAAAGCGCGTGGACACGCGGCCATCGATGGCGCGAATGACGATCTTGCCTATTTCGAGTGGTCTGCTCCCAATGATGACATTTATTTGGAATCGAACTGGCAGGCTGCCAATCCTGCGCTTGGTCACACCATTCATATCGACAACATCAAATCTACGCTCAACGATCCACCTGAAGTTATCATGACTGAGGTTTTATGCAGATGGGTCACAACGATCAACAGCTGCGTGGGGGCTGCTGAATGGGAACGCGCCAAAGATGACACGATTGATCTGGACACCGAGAAGCTGACATGGTTGGCGTTGGATATTTCACCAGATCGAAAACATTGTGCATTGGTAGCGGCTCAGAAACTAGGCGATGAGCGATTTATCGTCAAGCTGCTGCACACGTGGACAAATACGCAACAGCTAGACGATCGAGCGATCGCCAACGATGCGGCCAAATACTGCCGCCAATATCCGATGCAGTATCTGCTCTATTCGCGCAGAACTAGCGGCGCGGTGGCGGCTCGACTTCAGCCTGCTGGCATTCCGATTTATGACATGGATTCCGATTATCCACAGGCGTGCGATGAGTGGCTCAGCGCGATCAATTCGGGGCGGTTGGTTCATAGGGGTCAAGATGAGCTGACGGTGCAAATGCTATCGGCGGTGCAGCTTCGCAAAGGTGACGGCGGCTGGGTCATAGGCCGCAGGGCATCTCAGGCGGCAGTCTGCGCGGCAGTGGCAACGGCGTTAGTGACACACTTTGCGACACGCCCAGAAACGGAGATTGACATACTTGTCGGATAGTGTATAAACGTCGGCCTATCCTTGAGGCATGGCTATCTTTGATTTGTTTCGCACAAAGGTTGATGCCGCCACGCCAGCTCCGTCAGCTGACGTTCAGGCTTCGTTGTATCCAATCCAGACAATCGATTCGATCACTTCATTCGGCGTTGCAACGTACACAGCAACACGCGAGGAAGCTATGTCCATTCCAACGGTGGCACGCGCTCGCGGAATAATCTGCTCAAGTATTGCCAGCATTCCAATGCGCGTAATAGACAAAAACACAGGGCAAGAAGTAATCGGTGCGCCGCGTGTCATCACGGACCCTGATCCGCGCGTGAATGGCGCAGCTTCGTGGGTCTGGTGCGCTGAGGATTTATTGCTTTATGGTTACAGCTATTTCAAAGTAACCAGTTTATTTCAAGATACGTTCAGAGTTCGCACGATGGAACGCGTTGCACCTACGCGAGTAACAGTCATCACGAACAACTTATCAACAGAGATCAACGGCTTCAGAGTAGATGGATTTGTTGTACCAAATAGCGGAATTGGAAGTCTTGTAGTTTTCAACGGAAACGATGAAGGATTGCTCAATCGAGCAGGGCGCACAATTCGCGCAGGTGCAGAACTCGAACGCGCTGCGACAATGTACGCGCGTGAGCCAATTCCGACAATGATTCTTAAATCAAATGGCACTGCACTGCCAGCTGATCGAATTGCAAAACTTCTTGAGGCGTGGGGCGTGGCACGTCGCAATCGATCCACTGCATTCTTAAATGCTGACGTTGAAATGCAGGCAGTCGGATTCGATCCTGAGAAGCTACAACTTGCAGCGGCGAGATCGTACGTTTCGACAGAGCTTGCGCGCGCGGTTGGCATTCCAGCCTTCTTTGTTGATGCTGAAACTGGGTCATCGATGACATATTCCAATCAGACAACAACAAGGCAAACGCTGCTGGACTTCTCACTGCGCCCACTGGCAACAAGCATTGAACAACGGCTCTCCATGAGTGATTTCGTTCCCAGTTCGCAAACGGTGCGATTTAACTTTGACGATTACCTACGCGGTTCAGCGATGGAACGCGCGGCGGTGTACAAAGTGCTATTCGACATTGGCGCAATTACGCCAGATGAAATAAGGAGAGATGAGGACATGATCAGATGAAAATAGAAATGCCTATAACAATCACATCGGCCAACGATGAATCTCGAACGATATCGGGGCGCATAGTAACCTGGAATGAAACGGGTTCGACATCGGCTGGACTCACACAATTTGCAGTGGATTCAATCAAAGCATCAAAGGTCAAGCTCTTACTCGAACACGATCGCACACGCCCAATCGGAAAGGTGCTATCAATGACGAACACAGCCGAAGGCATCGATGCGGTATTTAAGATCGCGGCAACAACGGCTGGAAATGACAGCCTTGTCGAGGCCAGTACTGGAATGCGCGACGGATTTTCAGTCGGCGTGAATGTAGATGCGTGGGACAACAAGGAAGGCGTGATGGTTGTGACGGCTGGGCAAATCGCCGAGGTCAGCCTTGTCACTGATCCAGCAATCAAGTCAGCGATGGTTTCGGAAGTCGCAGCTAGTGAAACAGAAAATTCTGCTGCTGAAGTGGTAGCAGATACAACAACAACAGAAGGAGATGAAGTGACAACTTCAACCGACACCGAAGCTCCTATCGCGGAAGCGGTAGAGGCTGCTCACACAGTACAGGCTACAACTCGGCCTGTCATTTACTCATCACCGAGATCACCAATCATTTCAGGTGGTTCATATCTTGAGCATTCAATCAAAGCAACGCTAGGTAATGAGGATTCACGCCAGTACGTAGCGGCTGCAAATGATTCATTTACAACAAATCCAGCCTTCTCGCCTGTGTCTTATGTCCGAGATATTACATCGGCAACAACTGGATTACGTCCAACAATCGATGCCTGTGGTGGCGCACGTGCTCTCGCAGGTTTCGGAATGACGGTCAGCATTCCAAAAATCACAACGAACACAACTTCAGAAGTGGTTGCGGAAGGTGGCGATACAACTGGCACAACCCAGATGACTAGCGCATACGTTAATGCGACAGTTCAGAAAATATCGTCATACAACGTTTATAGCCTTGAACTTCTTGAGCGCAGCGATCCCAGCTTCTATGATGCTTTGCTTCGTAACATTTACGATTCTTACGCAGTCGCATCAGATGCAGCAGTAATTGCAGAAATTACAAGCGGTGGAACTCAGGCAACAACACAAGCGGCAACATCAGCAGGCATCATCGCCTACGTTGCTCAAGCTGTACCAGCTGCATATAACGGAACAAAGAAACTTCCAAATGCTTACATCGCTGGAACATCGCAGTGGGGCTTGCTCATGGGCGCAACCGATACAACAGGCCGCCCAATCTACACAGCAAATCAGCCAATGAATGCAGGCGGTTCAGCTGCTCCAACATCACTACGCGGAAACGTATTAGGTCTTGATCTCTACGTTGATCCAAATATGGTCAGCACAACAATCGATGATTCAGCATTCATTGTTTCTCCAGGAGCCATTGGAATTTATGAAAGCCCACAGGCAACGCTGCAACTGAACTCAACTGGCACAGGAGAGATTTCAATTCTTTACTATGGCTACCTTGCAACAAAAACTCTGATCAGCACAGGATTGCAACGCTTCAACCTAACCTGATCCATATAACCATCGGCTGGCTGCGCTCCCGTAGTCAGCCGAGCAGATAGAAGGGACTCTGAAATGCCAGCAATCATCACAGCATCGTCACTTAGAACGACGTTGGGCGTTTCAGAGTCTCTTTATTCTGATGCTTACCTTGAAAACATAATAGATTCAGCCGAGCAGGTACTCTTGCCGCTATTGACTCAATACAACAACGCAATTTCAAGTGTGCGAGTCGAAAATCTGATTGCTTACATGACAACGCAATCGCCAAATTTCTTTGTCACCGGTCAATCGGTGGTGCTAACTGGCTGCGGTTCTGATTTCAACGGCACGCAGACAATCACCGATGACGTTGAATTTCGAGATCATTTATTCACTTTCGCTACAGCTGCGGCAGATCAGACGGCTACGCCAATCATTCCAGCAGGCGTTGCATACGTCAGCGGATCAAATGCAGCAGTGCTATATGCAGACACGCCAGCGATTGAGTCGGCAGTAACTATCATCAGCGTAGAGATATTTCAATCGATCACTGCGGCAGGTGGACAGATCGAAGGCGTGGACTTCCAGCCGAGCCCATTTAAAATGGGTAGGTCTCTCCAAAATCGTGTAATTGGGCTCATTGGCAATTACGTGGACGTTTCAACAATGGCACAATAATGACAGCTACATCAATCGCCACTGACGTTCGCGGCGTACTTGCCACAGCTCTTTCAGGCGTTACAGCATCAGTTTATTCTCAGCCGCCGCAGACTGTCATTCCACCAGCTTGCATTTTAGTTCCAGATGACCCATATCTCGAAAGTCAAATGCTGACATCGACATCGGTGCGGCTTAAGATCAATCTTGTCATTTCGGCGTGCGTTGCATATTACGACAATGCAGCCGCGCTCGACAATATGGAGCTGCTACTTCTTGCAATTTATGCGGTGATCCCAGCAGGTTATGAAATTGGCAACGTCGGACGGCCTACGCCAATGCAGGTTGGTTCCACTAATCTGCTCGTTTCAGATATTCAAATCTCAACCATCTACACTCAAACAAACTAAGGAGAAAGCAATCATGGCTACAGAAGTCTTAACAGGCAGAGACGTTACCTTGACCATCACTTCAGCAGCACTGACTGATTTCGATGCTCAGGCTCTCTCAGCTACCATCACAAAAAACGTTGATCGTCAGGTTTTTCAGACATTAGACGGCGAAGCGTACAAAACGGTGAATGTCACTGGCACACTCGATTTCGAGATTTTAGCTGACTGGGGCAAAACTGACTCAGTCTGTGAAGCTATCTGGGGTCAGCTCGACACAGATTACGATGACACATTTTCAGTCGTATTTACACCAAAGACAGGCGCGGCGTTCGCCATGACTTGTCTGGCAGATTATCCAACGGCAGGCGGTTCTGGCACAGATGCTCAGACAGTCTCAGCTTCGTGGAAAATCTATCAGGGCACAGTTACACCAACCTTCAGCTAATCACAGAAACGGGAGCAAAAAATGAAAATGCCCATCACGATCGAATACATGAATGGCGAGCAAGCGACATACATCGCCCAGCCGCCTGAGTGGGCTAGATGGGAACACAAGACAGGTTTTACCATTCAACAGGTGCAAGACAAGCTGGGTATAGCTGATCTCTTGTTTCTGGCATTTCATGCCATGAGACGTGAAGCGGCAGGCAAGGTTGTCAAGCCTTATGAAGTCTGGAGCGAAACAGTCGCAGACGTAAAAGTCGGTGAGATGGAAAGCCCAAAAGTCATAGCATCGGATCAATCCGCAGGCTAATCGTTGAACTAGCGATTTCTACAGGTATTCCGATGAGTGAATGGATAGATGCAGATGACATCATGACAGCGTTGGAAGTATTGGAGAAGCGAAATGGCTGAGGACGCAATATCTTATGATAAGGCTGATCTACGTCGCATCACTGGTGCGTTCAAAGCGATGGACGATGAGGCTATTTCGGAAGCAAAGCGCACATCGAATGCGCTGGCTACCTATCTGCAAAGCAAAATAATTGATGCAGCGGCAACTCGAGGGGCAGCAGCAATTAGAATTGCAACAGGTTCTCGCGTATCAAAATCGTCGAAGGTTGGTGAAATGTCATTCGGCTTTGTATCTCAAAAGTTCTCAGGCGGTGGCACTACTCAAATGCTATGGGGCGGCAACGAATTCGGATCTAATAAATATCGCCAGTTTCCAATCTGGTCAGGTAAGCAAGGGCGCGGTTCTAAGGGCTGGTTTATATATCCAACACTTCGAGCCGAACAGCCATACATTATCAACGAATGGGAACAATCATTCAATAAGATTTTAGGTAAGTGGTAATGGCAATCACTGGCGGCTCTCGCACACTTAAGCTCTCCATTCTCGCTGACGTTGATCAGCTCAAGAAGTCACTGGCTGCTGGCTCCAATGACGTTGAAGGATTTGGCGCAAAGGTTGGCAAATTTGGCAAGATGGCAGGCGCGGCATTCTTGGCTGTTGGCGTAGCTGCGGCCGCATTCACAGTCAAGTTCGCCAAAGATGCCATCGCAGCTGGTGAAGCTGCGGCAACGGCTAACGCACGAATCGAGCAGATCAACACTTCAATGGGTCTATTTGGTGAATCCACAGGCGAAGTCAATGCAAGACTGATTGCCCTAGCTGAGGCTACAGCTCGACAAACTGGCGTGGACACCAACTCGATTAAAGCGACTCAGGCGAAGCTGCTCACATTCAAGGAGCTGGCGGCAACGGCAGGCGAACTTGGTGGGCAATTCGATCGCGCTACTCAAGCCGCCATCGATCTTGCTGCTGCTGGATTCGGAGAGGCATCAGCTAACGCGGTTCAGCTTGGTAAAGCTCTCAACGATCCAATCAAAGGCATCGCTGCGCTTGCAAAATCTGGCGTAACTTTCACCGAGCAAGAAAAAGAAAAGATCAAAGTTCTGGTTGAATCTGGTCAAATTACAAAGGCACAAAATCAGATTCTTAAAGCTCTTGAAACTCAGGTAGGCGGTACAGCTGAAGCAACTGCCAACGCATCAGATAAAATCAAAATTGGATTCACTCAGATACAAGAGAAAGTCGGATTGGCATTACTGCCAGCATTTGAAAGTGTTACCAAAGTGCTACTCGAAAACGTGTTCCCAGCGTTCGAGCAGATAAGCATGAAGGCTGCGCCATTTCTTTCGGAAGCCATAGAATTTCTCAAGCCAGTTCTTGAAAGTCTGGTCAAATTATTTCAAAATGATTTGATTCCGTTATTTCAGCTCTGGTGGTCTTACATCACTGAGACGGTGATTCCTGGAATTGTGAACTTCTTGACACCAATTCTGAGAGGGCTATTCAAAGCATTTGGAACGATTCGTGATTCAATCAAAGAAAACTCAGATGAACTTAAGCCGCTATTTGATACCTTCAAAGCGGTGGCCAGTTTCGTGGCCAAGGTACTCGCGCCAGTTATCGGAACGGTATTAGGTGCTGCGTTTCAGGTATTGGCTAAAGCTGCCACTATCGTGCTAAATGTATTCTCTGGCATTGTTTCAGTCATCAGCAAAATCATCAGCCTTATGGCTACGCCAATCTTGAAGGCAGTCGGTGGAATCACTGGCGCGGTTGGTAACATATTTGGCGGCGGTAAAGCCGCAGGCGGTTCAGTATCGGCTGGAACTTCTTATCTTGTAGGCGAGCGCGGCCCAGAGTTATTTACGCCCAGCGGATCAGGTCGCATCATTCCAAATGGCGGCGGCGGCGCAACGATCAACATAGTGGTCAATGGTGCGCTCGATTCTGAAGGTGCAGCTCGCGCAATCGTGCAGGCTCTCAACAACAGCTTCTATCGCGGCACTGGTGGAGCTGGGGCATTGGCTACCTAAATGAGCGCATGGAATCCAGTCTGGCGAATCAAGATCAATGGCGTGGCATATACAACAACAACGCTATCTGATCTCAGGATTCAATCAGGGCGCAGAAATATTTATGAGCAGGCTTATGCTGGATATTGCACAATCAATTTGATCAACTATTCCGACACAGTAGTGCCCATTTCAATCAACGATGCAGTCACCATCGAAGTGCAAGATAATGCGGCCGTTTATGTCGCGCTCTTTGGCGGCACAGTGGTCGATCTTGGTATCGAGGTGCGAGACATTGGAAACACTTATACGCAGACGGTGACAATCACAGCAGTGGGCGCATTGGCTCGATTGCCTAAAGCTCTCACTGATGGCGTGTTATCGGAAGCCTTAGATGGTGAGCAGATTCTGACTATCTTGCAGGATTTGCTACTTAATAACTGGAGCGAAGTAGCAGCTGCGACAACGTGGGCAACCTATGAAGCAGGCGTGACGTGGGCTACTGCTGAGAATGTAGGTCTAGGCGAGATCGATGCAGGCAATTATTCACTGGCAGCTCGAACATCTGACGTCACAGATATTTATTCATTGTGCGCTGCTCTGGCTAATTCTGGTCTTGGATATCTTTATGAGGATCCACAAGGCCGCATTTCTTATGCTGATTCGACACACCGCAGCACGTACCTTGCAACCTACGGCTACACTGAACTTTCAGCCAATGATGCGCTAGGTGCTGGACTTAAGATTCAAACGCGCGCAGGAGACGTTAGAAACGATCTAACGCTCAAATATGGCGCAGCTTCAAACTTTGAAGTCACCGATGAGGACCTCACGTCTATTGGGCTCTATGGCAGACTGGCTCAGGTAATTACAACAACACTCAAACATTCGGCCGATGCTGTAGATCAGGCGGCGTTCTACTTAACAATTAGGTCTGCGCCAAATGCCAATTTCGAGCAAATTACTTATGAGCTGACAAATCCAGAGATCTCCAGCGATGATCGAGATTCGCTGCTAAACGTGTTCATGGGCTTACCTGTCATCATCTCCGATATGCCTACCAACATGGGCGCGACGTTCTTGGGCTTCGTCGAAGGTTGGCAGTTTCAGGCAGCATTCAATCGATTATCTTTAACGGCTACGCTCTCGCCGCTGGCCTATTCGTTGCAAGCTATGGCGTGGGCTGACGTGAGCGTGTCAGAGGCGTGGAATACGATTTCGGGCGGTCTTGAATGGCAAGATGCCCTAGTAGTGAATTAAGGAGACATAAATGGCTAATCCAACAACGAACTATGGCTGGGTCTTGCCTGTCGCGGCTGATTTAGTCACAGGGCTACCCACGCAATTCGACACAGCTTTGCAGGGCGTGGACACATCGATGGTTGATCTACTAGGCGGCACGACTGGGCAGGTCTTGTCAAAAACATCAGACACAGACATGGCCTTTACTTGGATCGCCGCAGCTGGTTCAAGTTACTCTGGTGCATCCGTGTATAACTCAGCCTATATTTCGATTGCAAATAACACAGACACAATCCTAACTTTCAACACCGAAAACTTTGACACAAGTTCTTATCACTCAACGGTTACAAATACCAGCAGATTGACAGTTCCAGCGACAGGAAAATACCTAATAACTGTAAACATTGGTTTTTCTAATAATGCAACAGGCTATCGGTACGCACAGATTAAAAAGAATGGTGCCACAAACGTCTGCACAGTCGGACTTAATTACAGTCCTAGCGGAACTTATGATGTGCAACTATCAAACAGCGTGATTGTATCAGCAACTACAGCAGATTATTTCGAGCTGCAAGTTTATCAAAATAGCGGCGGATCATTAAACGGCGGATCGACTGCTACTTTGCCAGTAACTATCACAAGTCTAGGAGCATAAAATGGAACTATGGCAAAAAATTATTGATGCTTACTCAGAGATTAGCCCTACCGATGACTTTAAATCTTTAGGCATTTTCTTGCGAGATGATTCTGACGGAGCAGGCGCATACATAGCCGAGTGGAATTATTCGCGACCGATTCCAGTAGGATTGAAACTAGGTAAATGAAGCCAATTTTATGTAAGGCAGGGCAGCAACTGAGAGAACAGTTCGATGAACTACCCTAAAGGTACAGCAGCTCTCATAATTGAGACGGCTCTCGCGGAAGTGGGCACGATTGAAAAAGGCGAGAATCTGACGAAGTACGGCAAATTCACAAAAGCCAATGGCCTACCTTGGTGCGGCTCATTCTGTAACTGGGTATTTAATCGCGCTGGAATAAAACTTCATTCGATCGTCGGAACGGCGATAGGGGCGCAAAAGTTCAAAAACATGGGGCGATGGCATAACGTGCCCAAAGTAGGCGATCTTGCATTTATGGACTTTCCACATGATGGCGTTGATAGGATCAGTCACGTGGGCATTGTTGTCGGAATCAATGATGACGGCAAAACAGTGGTCACCGTTGAAGGTAACACTTCCGGCAACGGCGATCAGAGAAATGGCGGCATGGTGATGGTAAAACATCGGGCTTACGGTCAGGGCAAGGAGATCGTAGGTTTTGGCCGCCCAAAGTTCGTCAGTTACGATGGCGAAATGCCAGCGATTACTGCGAAAAAACAAAAGGAGAAAATCAAATGAATGCAACACAATTCAAAAGCGCAGCTGCATCGTACCTTCGCGCAGCTCTCGCATCAGTGGTCGCGATCTACATGTCAGGCGTTACCGATTGGAAGCTACTGGCGAATGCGGCTTTGGCTGGCATTCTGGGGCCGCTGCTTAAAGCTCTGAATCCAAAAGATCAGTCTTACGGTATAACAAAGTGAGTGTGGGCGAATGGGTCGCAGTCGCGGTTGGAGTCATCTCCATCTGCGGCTCATTCGTCATTTCAGTAAGGTGGTTGGTCAGAACATTCATGGCTGAATTTAAGCCAAATGGCGGTTCGAGCCTGCGAGATCAGGTGAACAGGATTGAAACACGCCTAGATGCCTTATATCAAATCCTAATCGAGGATTAGACACGCCCAAAAACTAACTGAGTGCTTGTAAATGTCAAAGGTTAGGTTCATGCTATGACGTAGGGAGCGCAACTGGCGCACCCAGATACGGGAGCATCGAATGACAATAGAACAAATAATAGGCTTTAGCCTTATCGCACAGCTCTGCTTTGCCACGATCTTTTACTCGCTAGGGTTCAAAGATGGCAAATCGGTTGGATACGTAAAAGGCCGCACGCTAGGCATCAAGATCGGCAATATGGAAAAGGCGGTTAAATAATGGCCTTCTTAGATAATTATGAGGACGTAGCAGCACGCATTCGCAGGCTACATACTACCTATCCAAATAATCGGATCGAGACTTCGATCGCAGACTTCAACGCAGAAAAAGGTTTCGTACTGATTGAATGTCGAATCTTTAGAAACTATGACGATGAAAAGCCAGCAGGCATTGATTTCGCATTTGGTCGCGTGGAGTCTTACAACGTCGGAATGAAACGCTGGTTCGTAGAGGATACAGTTACATCAGCCATTGGCCGCTGCGCTGGCCTTGTTCTAGGAGCTGAGAAAAGGCCAACCTTGCAGAATATGCAGCAAGTCGAGACAATGCCCAAAGCCTTCATAGAAAAAGATGAAACAGATTTCTGGGCTTCGTCAATTAGTGAGGACGGTTTCACTTCAGCTGCTCAGGCCATCGATACCATTAAAACACAGCTAGGCGGCGAAATGGTAGGAGAAAATCCTATTTGTCAGCATGGTCATCGGATACTCAAAGAAGGCACTGGCAAAACAGGCAAGCCTTATCATGGCTTTGTCTGCACTGAGAAAATAAAAGCAAATCAGTGCGCGCCCATCTGGTACACATTGACAGCTTCCGGAAAATGGCGGGCACAGTAATGGGCTATTTTCAGATAATTCCGCTCAACAACACAGATATCTGCGACAAGTGCGAAAAGAGAGTGCCAAAGATTGAGGGCAGCTACTTCGATGACATGCTTTTCATATGTCAAGAATGCAAGCCATGATTCGCGTGGATCTTGATAGAAGCAGGTCATTCTATGCCCATCAGATAGCACTGAATCGAGTGATTGCAATTCATGGGCATCAAAATAACGAAGCTCGATATGATCGAACAAAATCATTTCACGAAGCGATCGCACAGCACGCCGAAGGGGCAGCCGCCGAAGCAGTGGTGGCAACGTATTACGGCGAGCCTGATTATGACCTATCGAAATCATCGTTCAAAGAAACGGCTGATCTGGAACTGGCAAATGGCCTCAAAGTAGAGGTTAGATGGACTCACTGGAAAGATGGTCAGCTGATTATCTATCCAAATGATCGAGATGCTGACGTAGCCATTCTGGTGGTTGGCACAGCACCGACGTACTACATCACAGGCTGGATTCCAGTCATCGCTGCAAAATCGCCACGCTTTAAGCATTCAAGGCAAGATACATGGTGGGTTCCACAAGATAACCTATATCCGATTCAGGACTTGATTAGGAGCAAATATGCACGTCCTACCTTGTAAAATATGCCAGGTTGAGATCAATCATCAGGCGGTCAATGTAGCTGACACTTTGCCGCCAAATATAGCTGTGCTGGAATGTACGGGCTGCGGATTGCTCAGCGTGAGGTCAATTATAACGAAAAGTTATAA